AATTATTTGTACCTGTAGTATTTGCACTTAGTGCATCTTTACCTAAAGCTGTATTTTCACCACCTGTAGTATTTGCTCTTAGTGCATTTTTTCCAACTCCTGTATTATCAGATGCTGTAGTGTTTGCTTCTAATGCATTATGACCAAGACCTGTATTTGCAGAACCAGTTGTATTAGCACCTAAAGAATCTTTACCTATTGCTGTGTTTGTAGTACCTGTGGTGTTAGCATCTAAAGAGCTTGTACCAACTGCTGTATTATTCGCACCTGTGGTATTAGCAAATAAAGCATCAACACCTATTGCAACATTACTTCCACCTGTTGTGTTTGTAAACATAGCATCAGCACCAATAGAAATATTCAAAGCTCCTGTAGTATTATTGGTTAAAGCTCTTCTACCTACTCCGACATTTAGTGTGCCAGAAGTTAAAGCAGCAAAGACACTATCGCCTAATCCTGTATTATTAGATGCACTTGATAAAGTACCTGTGCTTGCGTTTTGACTTATTAAGATACTGTCAACAAAGTTTGTTGTGTCAGCTAAAATACTAACGCCATTAATTGTTCCTGTTACATCAAGACCTGTTGAGTCTATTCTCATGCGTTCTGTGCCACCAGTTTGTAAGGCAAGACTATTATTAGTTGCGTTAATTCTTGCAACTCCTGTTCCTGTATTTGTAAGGTTAATTCTTGCACCCATATTAGTTCCAACAGCAGTTAATCTTAATATATCGTCATAACCACTTTGTCCTGTAATATCTAACTGATAACCTGTTGCAGCAGTAGTTCCAATGCCAACACCACCAGCACTATCAATACGCATTCTTTCACTGAAGTTAGAAGAATTGCCTGTATAAAACTCTAAACTACCATCAAAAGTAGCAGCGTTTGTGCATTTGATACCAGC